TTCTTCGGCCGCTCGGCGGCGGACGGTTCCGAGTGGCTAAACGGCACCGAATCGCTCGTCCGGCTCTGGACCTCTGTCCTGACGGATTCGGAGATCCTCGCCGAAAGCAACAGCGCGACGGCGGTCAAGGCAGGAGCCTGGGGAAACTGGCCCTTCGCCGCCGCGTCGCTGGCTGACGTCTCCGGCAACGCACGCGACCTGACCGCAGGTTCGACGGCGCTGGCATCAGCCGCGGATCCGACGTTCGGCAACACGACCGCGCTCGGCCGGGCCACTGAGACGGACAGCGTCAGTGCCCTGGGCCGGACCAAGAGCATGGCCCTGGGGCGTGCCGTCGAGACGGACACCGTCTCCGCATTCGGCCGCTCGAAGATCGCCACCGTCGGCCGGGCGCAGGAGACGGACACGGCGGCGGCCGTCGCACGATCCAAGGCGACCGCGCTGGCCCGCGCCACGGAAACCGACACCACGAGCGTGCTCGCGCGCACCCGGATCGCCGCGCTGGGACGAGCTCAGGAGACCGACTCAGCATCCGCGCTCGGTCGCACGAAGGCCGTGGCTCTCGGCTGGTCGACAGAGGTGGATTCCGCAGCCGCAGTGAGCCGCTCACGAAGCCTGGCGCTCGGGCTGGCTCAGGAGACCGACACCGCACTGGCGGCGCTCCAGCGCGCCAAGAGCATCACGTTGCACCGGGCGCTGGAGCTCGACTCGGTCAGCGGGTTCGTTCAGGACGGTGACGTGCCGCTGGGACGCGCCGTCGAGACGGACACCGTGCCAGGATTCCAACGGGTCAAGCTGCTCATGCCCGGCCGGGCGATCGAGACAGACACTGCGCTACCGCTCCAGCGGACCAAGGTCATGGCACTGGGGTACGCCGTCGAGCGGGACACGGTCAGCGGCTTCGCCGGAGAGTCGACTGTCGATCCGCAGACCCTGCGCGCGGGCCAATCGTTCGAGCTGTCCTTTGTCGAGGTCGGTGAGCCGGTTACCACGGAGATTGTGCACACAGGGTCACCGATGGAGGCAAATTTGGTCGAGGTAGGTCAGCCACACACCCCGTGACCGGCTGTTAGTCTGGTCGTGCAGGTTCCTTCACCTGTTCGGAACGTTTGGTAGCGAACCGAAGAGAGCCCCCGGCGGTGTCGATCTGGCCGGGGGCTCTTTCGTGTCAGTGGGTCGTGTCTCGGTGGACTCCGTCGCGGAGCCACTTCCGCACGCCAAGCGCGGCCATGATGGTCATGACGATGTTCTGGATCACGAACCCCGGTTGCCCGGTGAACAGGCTGTAGGCGGTGAACGCCAGCTGGGTAGCCGCGAGGACGACGAAGCCGGACACCCGGCCGCGGGTGGTGAGCCAGAGGGACGAGACGTTGCCGACGGCGATGGCCGCCGGGAACCAGTGCTGGAGCTGCACTACGCGGGAACACCTTCCTTGATCTGTTGCTGCTTGGTCAGGTCGTCGAGGATCTTGCGCCGGTACTCCGGCATCGGGAACAGTGGCGTGTGGTCATCGACCATCAGCGCCAGGCCGGTGGAGGCCAGGGCGATCGCGTCGGCCTCGTCGTTGACGTTCTTCTCGGTGGCGGGGATCCATTCCGGCCATAGCTTTCCGGCCCAGTGGACCATGGCTCCCTTGTCGGCGCCGCCGTTACCGGTGAGGAACTTCTTGCCCTGGGTCGCGGTCATGTAGACCACCGGGACGTCGCAAGCTATCAGCACGCCGACAACGCGCCACCAGAGCCCGGCGCGATCGATCAGGCTCCCGGCGTTCTGCGCGGCGAACAAGGTCTCGATGACGACCAAGTCACTGCCGCGGGCGTAGCCCAGGATTGAGTACAGCAACCCGTGCTGACGGCCGTACCGCTGGGCCAGCGTGTCCTTCAACGTGCCCTTGCTCGTGAGCACGGACGTCTCCACCATGGCCGCGGTCCCGTTCCAGTGAATCTCCGCGACCCCCGTGCCGGTGAGTGAAAGATCGATGCCTGTGATCTTCATGCATCCTCCACACTGGACTCTTCGGCGGGATCAGGAACATCCCATACTTCCTTCAGGAACTGCTTGAGCTCGACGGCGTACGCGGTCTTGTTCTCCGGCACACTGCGATTGAACGCGTCCATCTGCTGTTCGACAGGCCAGCCGAGCTCGTGCTCGATGCGGAGCATCATGTCCCGGCTCGGGTACCGATCGCCGATGCGCCAGCGACTCAGTGTGACGGGGTGCACGTCCAGCATGGCCGCGATTTCCGTGTTCTGCATGCTCACCACCTTACCGGTCAGGTTAAGCGATGTTACTGGGTGAAGTTGACCGTGCATAGCCTGGGAGGTAAAGTCGCGCTCAGTAATCCCTACGACAGAACGAGGCCCGCCATGGGAAAGCATTACAAGCCGAGGGTACGCAGTCCGCGCTACCACGGCGCCCAGATACTGCTTGTTCCGATCCTGACGGCACTGCTCGCCGTCATCGCCCTGTTTCAGCGCGACACTCCGGAGGCAGACGCATGGACCCCCGCACACCCCGAGAGCAGTTCACTGCAACAGCCCTGGCCGCTTTCAACGATCGAGACTTCCCTCCCGACGGCCCCTGTGATCGTGGTGGAGAAGCCCTCTGCGAGTGCCCCCGTCCAGAGACCTTCATCCTCGTCCCCCAAGAGTTCGTTCCGGAAGGTGGCGTCCGCTGCCCCGTCCACGGCCGCATCGACCGGCCGCTCACGGACTTCCCCGGGCTCATCGGCTGACCGGATTGTTTCGCCGCCGAAAACCTCCCTTCCTGAATCGATTCAGGAGGCGCCAGCGGCGACATGCCGCGGGACGGCGAGCCAGTGTTTCGCCGAGACCGGCCTGACGTTCGACGAGGAGCTCACGGTCTTCAACTACGATCCCGTGACCGGGCGCGTGTGCTTCCAGTTCCAGCCGGAGTGCCAGCGAGGTGGTTCGTGACGCGGCGCGGCGGGCTGGAAGGGTTCCGAGGGCTGTTCCCGGACGCGGGTGGCCGGAAGGTGACCCTGCCGCCCTGGCTGCATCGGCCGAAGCTCGGTTACGTGATCCGGGAAGCCGCCAAGTGCACCCCGGCCGACGGCGACCTGTTCCTGTATCAGAGCCGGGTGGGCCAGACGCCCGCACAGATCGCAGAGATCAATTACCGTGAGGCGAAGGCACTGCGGATCTGCAACGGGGCGCCGGGGTTCGACAATCCGTGCCCGGTCCGGGAAGCTTGCTTCGCCGAGGCGCTCGAAGCCGAGCAGACGGGAATCCATGGTGGACGGTTGATCAACCAAGCTATGGTGGAGAAGCAGCGGACTAAGCGGGTGCAGGAGGAGAAAAATGCCGCCACAGAAGAGAAAGCATCCGCGGACAACGAACAAGAGCTGGCAGAACAACCCGGAAAAGCCGTCCGAGGTCAACCGGCAGTCGGCGCGAAAAACCGACCCCGCAAGAGCGGAGAAGGACAGCGCGACGTTTCGGGAGCACCCGAAGAACGAGCAGGGCCAGAATATCTGCTACGCGGAGAAGTCGAATGGGCTGCACTGCCAGCTACCAGCGGGGCAACGCACTGATCATGAAGGCTGGGGCCGATGCTCCTTCCACGGCGGGAACACGCCGACGCTGCGGACGAACGCCGCGCGCTACATGGGTGGGGAGATCATCGATCGCATGACAAACAGCTACGGGTACGGCGGGCCAATCGACCTTGACCCGCACGAGGCACTGTTGCAAGAGGTCCGTCGCGCCGGGGGACACGTCGCTTGGATCGCCGACCGAATCAACTTCTGGCAGCTCGTCGAGGGCCAGGGCAAGGACCAGAAACTCCGCGCACTGACCGCGGTCGAGCAGGAGTGGCTGGAGCTTTACCACAAGGAACGGATCCTGCTCACCAAGGTCGCGAAGACGGCGCTTGATGCCGGGGTGGCTGAGGAAAGGGTCCGGCTGGCACGGGAACAGGGCATGAACTTGGTCGGTGCCCTGAACCAGATTTTCGATGCGCTCGGCCTGACGGTGGAGCAGCGCCGTCTGATCCCTCAGGTCGTACCCCGGGTCCTGCGCGAGCTCACCCAACCGCAGTCTGTGATGCAGATCGAACAACCGCCGATGCGTGACGGCGTATAACCGCCGTGGTAATGTCGTCAGCGTCAGGTTCAGGTGTGGCAGCCAAAACCTACGCGAAAAACCCCCGGGAGCACGCACTCCCGGGGGCTTCTTTTATTCGGGGGTTGCCATCGCTTAACCGTAGAGGTAAAGTCGGGGGTCCGAGATCACGGGAAACCGATGAGAGGACCATAATGTCCGAGCAGGAGCCTCACAGAACCGGTCGCATCTTCCCTCCGAATTCGCCCAAGCCGCCGACGTTCATCCGCGCGATGCGGAACACGTACACCGGCGAGCTGTACCACCGGGACGACTTCGAGTGCTGGACCCGGACCGGCGACCAGGCCGTGTTCATCTGGAAGAGCCTCAACCACCACGATCCACACGGACGGTGGGTCGGAGTGGAGCTTCAGGAGGTCGTCGAGTTCACCCGCACGTCGGACGTGTTCGAGGACATGCGCGAGCACTTCGAGGCCCTGGACGCGGATCTGACGCACGCCCAGGAGCTCCGGCTGCTCGACAGCCCGATCCATGCGATCGCGTCGTTGGCGGAGGCTCAGCGGCTGTTGCGCATGACCGCGCGGGAGCTGGGGGTGCCCGGTGTCGCCTGAAGACTCGCTGGACGTCGAATGCACGTGTGCCTACGTGCCGTTCGGCGACCCGCGGTACCGGCTCCAGCAACGTATGCCGGATCCGGAGTGCCCGGAACACAGCATGCAGGACGATGACGCCGACGCGCAGTACGACGTCGCGCGGGAAAGAGACTGGTGACCATGTCGACGCTTAATGAGCTGGTGATCGAGATCGAGCGGATCCAGAAGGAACACGCCCGGATCTTCTTCTGCCACCCTGACGACATCGACCGGGTACGTGGGGTGGCGGACCGGATCCTTTACTGGCCCAGTTACTGGGAGGTCAAGGAAAGTCCTTTTGTCCCTTTGGGACAAATCATCTGTCTCGACCCGAACGCCGTCGAGAAGGCGTTCAAGGATCGACCCGTTACGGTGTTCTGATGCGAGCATGGAAGTGCTGTGACTGCCAGAGATTCCAGCCGAGCGGCGGGCAGCAGTTCATGTTCGAGAGTCTGCGATACCCGGGTCGCTGCTGGTTCGTCGGACCCTGCTGTGTGGAGAAGGCGCGGCGTCGCACCGACTTGAAGGAGAAATTGATGAAGAAGTACACCGCATACCTGATCCAGGCCATGTCTCAGATCGTCGAGTTCGAGGCGCCAGAAGACGCGACCGTGGAAGATCTCGAAACGCTTGCCGCCAAGCTGGGGGATTTCGGCCCGAAAGCCGGAGACGACTACGACACTGATGGCGACGTGGAAATCTACTACGTCAAAAACGACCAGGACGAAATTGTCGGCGGCACCGAGTTCAAAGAGGACTGAGCGGTGACCAGGGTCCACGTCTGGGTGGTCTGGGGTGACTTCCCGCGGACACGGGAAATGACGCCCTGGAGCCGGGTCACGCCGCCGGAGGGCATCACCCCGGAGCAGGCCGAGGAGTTCGAGTCCTGGTGCCCGCTCAAGATCCATGTCGAGACGACCGAAGAAGGACAGACCAGTGACGGTGATCCGAGACCCTAGGGATCCGCACGGGGCGCCGATCCCTGAGCGGAGGCTGAACCTTGTCGCCTCCAAATCCACACCAGCTGAACGGGTACTGGCCACCCAGTACGTGGCGCGGTCGGCGCAGGACGAACAGGACTGTGCGCTCTTGCTCGATATGCTCGGCCTCGATGTCCCGTAAGGGGTTGCGCTGACTTAACCAGTCTGGTTAACTGCTCGTACACGAAGTTCAGAGTTACCAACGTTTCCGATCAAGGAAGGGCCTCGCAGCGATGACCAAGAAGGGCGAAGTTCACAACCCGTCGGGCAAGAACACTTCCAAGAGCCCTGAGACGAAACGGGCCGAGGCAGTGACCAAGCAGAAGGAACTCGACCGCGATACCACCGGCCGCAATCCCGACAAGCCGGTTCCGGGATCTCAGGCGTACGCCGACAAACGCGGATGGTCGAACAAGTAGATGGCCTTCTGGCAGAAAATCGCAGCCTCACCGGACGAAGGTCCGAGGAACACCAAAGATTGTCCGGATTGCGTCAACGGAGATTGTTCCCCATGCAGTGGAAGCGGTGCACTGAACGGAAACGCTAAAACCGATATCCCATGCCCATTGTGCAGTGGCGGAGTCCCCGGCCAATGTCCAACATGCACAGGCACACGAAAGGTTCATAAATGACCGCCATCAAGATCCCGTCCCGCAACCGGGACAAGATCATTCTCATTGACCTCGAAGACCTGCACGAGATCTGCACATGGGCCGTGGACCAGTGCCCGCACGACAAGCGGACCAAGGAGGGCCGGGCGTTCGTCGAGGGAGCGTGGGCCATTCAGGACGCCGCGCACAAGTTCGCCGGGGAGGAGAAGCCGTGAGCGACTACGACAAGATCCTGCGTAAGGTTGTCGGCGCGATCCGCGTGCACGCCGACGACATGGCCGACCAGAACATCTGGGACATGGGCCGAGAGGTCCTGAAGACCGTGCCGCAGAAGGAGCTTCAGCCGACCCCCGTCAATGTGTGGCCTGTGAAAGTGGGCCATAATGTCGCGGTCGTGCTGCCACATCACGGGGTCGATTACTTCAGCGCCGGTGTCGTGGAGAAGGGAAAGTACGGCTGGCAGATTCGCGTGGCTAACGACACGCGCCCGACACCGGCCACTCCCGCCAAGGCCATGAACTACCTGACCCAGGCCAGTCAACCCTGGTCCGTTCCGGAGTGGCTCAAGCAGATGGGTACACCGGTCGAGGGCGACCCCAACACGATTGTGGTCCCCGTCGACAAGATCGAGGTCAATCACCAGGTGGCGCTCGAAGAACTGACCAAGGCATCGAAGGCACAGCTTTTCCCCAATCAGACGAAGCTGCTCGGCGAGAGGTACGACCAACTGTTCGGCGAGATGCAGGAGGTCCGTCGGCTCACCGGCGCGGTGTCCGAGTGGGACGGGGTCGGTGAGAATCAGCGCGAGTCCACAGTGGACGCGGTTCAGCGACTGGTGACCGAGCGCAACAATCTCCGGAAGGAGATCGAGGAACTCGACGAGCTGTGCATCGGTATCCGGGAAGTGGTCGGTGAGCCGGAACTGAAGCTGCTCGACGCGGTCAAGGCCATGGCCCGGGAGAACAACGAACTCCGTACCAAGGTGAATTCTACCGAGGCGACTGGCCCGGACTCCTTGGAGATCCACGCGGCGAACAGACTCCTGGAGATCCTCAAGGATTACCGCGGCAACACACTGTTGGCCAAGGTGCATGAGGTGGTGCAGGTGGCCAAGAGCAACGCCGCAATGTACCAGAGCTCGGCCGAGGACTTTTCCAGGTTCCGTAGGGAAATGCGCGAGATCCTCGAAGCGGAGGATGAGTTCGAGAGCGACGATGGTTACACCCCGGGTGAGTCCGCACAGGACGCAGCCCGGCGGGTCGTACGCGAGCGGGACATGTTCGAGCACAACTCCGGCGAAAAAGCCATGGCGCAGCTTTCCCGGGAGATTCGGGCTAACTTCGCCGATGAGCTCGCCGAGGGTCTGGAGCGGGCGGACGAGGACGACGAACAGCGCAAGTTCGCGAAGTGGTTGCGCAGCATCGCGACCAAGGAGCGGTTGGAGAAGGAGATGGACAAGCTGTGATCACCGAGAAGCAGATCAACGCCCTGTGGAACGTGCTGCGCGAGCACATGGAGCCCGCGTTCACGGCCCACGTCGGCTATTACTCGTACCTTGATCACGTCACCGGGAAACGAGTCATGACCGAGGAGCAAGAGCGTCAATGGCGGGCTGTTGAGGCCGAGGCCGACGCGAACAACGCGTCGCTGCTCCGGCGAGCGCTCGAAGCCGCGCAGCTCGCCGCTGGGCCGCAGGTCGCCGTCGTCCAGCAAACCGGTGACTGCACCTGCGCGGCGTCGGGGCTGCTCGAAACCAACGACGCTCACGAGCCCCACTGCGGGCTCCAGCTCATCGGCATGGCGAACTTCGAAGACGCGGCTGTGCACATGGGCTGGCTCCGGCCGCGGCGGGTCTGGTGGGACGAAGATACGGTGCCCGCCGGAGCGCTGGCGACCGACAGCGACGGTGTGCAGGCATTCTACGAGCGCGCCGAAGCCTACGAGAGCTGGACCAATCACATGGGCACGATCGTCGAGACCCTGACCGAAGAGGAATGGGAAGCCGCTGTCCAGCGCGCCGCGGCCGAGCGTTACCAGAAGGGAAACCGGACATGAGCAACGTCAGCGTCGAGCAGGCGGCCGAAGCCGCCGAGATCCGTCAGCACCTGTTCTGGCGCATCGCCGAAGAGCGCGGCCGTCAGGACGAGCGTTGGGGCCAGCAGAACCACCCGATGACGTACCCCCGCGGCCTGTTCGACACCGACTACCACGGGGCCATCGCGGACATGTGGAAGAGGGAGAACGACTGCCGCGTCAGCCGGAGCAAGGGCCGCGGGATCCCGGACACCGAGGGATGCGCCTGGGACGGCATCCTCGCCGAGGAGATGCACGAGACGTTCGCCGAGACGGAACCGCTCAAGCAGGCCGCCGAGGCGCTCCAGGCGGCCGGTGTCGCCGTTGCCATCCTGGAGTACCTCGTCCGCACCCATCCCGAGGTCCGTGAGCTCTACACCGCGAACCCCTTCGCGTCGGGAGAGAGCCGATGACCGGCCACACACCCGCCGAGATCGCCGAAGCCCATCGACGCTGGGAGGAGCGGAAGCTGATGTCCAGAATGGACCCGGCTCGCCTGTTCATGCGCGATCACCTCGTCTCGAAGATCGAGGCCGTTCGCCAGGACCAGATCATCGGCATCCGGGCACGCCGTCCCGGGGGCCTGGAGAGCTACGAGACGCGTGCAGCGATGCGGGCGGCCCAGAACCTGGCCAGCGCCCGGAAGAGGCGCGACAGGCGCGGCCAGCGGCACGGGCGCCCGGCTCCGCGCGGTGTCACCTTCGTCCAGGCCGGTGTCGGGTTCCCGCTCGCCATGCCCAACTACGGCCGGGCGCTCCAGGGGCTGTCCGAGACATTCCGGCGAATGGGTGTCGCGGCGCTGGCTGCCACGGACACCTTCGCCGATATCCGGGAGCGGGTCGTGCTCCAACAGGCCCGCGGAGGTTTCACCGCCAACGTGGAGATTGAGGATGAGATGCCGTTCGTCTGTGGTCAGGGGATCGAGGGCGAGGGCAATGCACCGCTCCTGGAGCTCGTCGATGACACGCACACCGGTGTCACACGCGAGACGCTGATGGACGTGATGCAACGTGAGTGCTGACGAGTTCGAGCGCGAGCGTGACGAGGCCATCGAGCTGGCGCACAAGGCGATGACATCGTCGTACATCGGCTCCCCGCCGCCCGGCCTCCGCGGTGATGCGGACCGGATGGTGGCGGCTCTGCTCAAGGCAGGCTGGACACCGCCGAGCGACACGATCGTGGAGCATGCTACAGAGTTCACCGGTGGCCGGATGCTGACCCGGCCGAACGATCCCGAACTCGAACAGGTCTACCCGCTCGCCGAATGGATCAAGCATCAACAGAACAACGGCACTCCGGTGTACAAGCGCCGGGTCATCGTCGTCGAGGATTGGAGGAAGGTGCCCCGTGAGCGCTGAGGAAATGGCTGAGGAGCGGTTCCAGGAGGATCTCAGTCACTGGGTGGACCCGACCCACCCGGCGTTCAACCAGATCATCCAGATCGCGACCACGTACGCCGCGGACAGCGTCAATCGCGCGATCGGGCAGCACACCTCGATCGATGTGTACGGAGTGGACGGTACGTTTCTCTACGCCAGCCACGTTCAGCCCGCCGAGGACTCGCTGAACCTGTGGAATGTCTTCCATCCTCACGATATGCGGTATAGCGAGAAATGGAGATCAGAAGACTGATGCCGACCTACTACTGCGAAGTCGGGTGCGGGCAACCGTTCCTATCCAGAACCGCACGAGACGTACACGAGGTGAACTGCAATGGCGGAACCGAAGACGAGCAGGAAACTCAGCCCGATCAAGGTGACGGTCGAGGACGTCGAGACGAATAAGAGTGAGTCCTCGTACGTGCCCGAGGACAGTTACATCATCGTGACGGCCGGGCGCATGTACGTCGCGCATGAAGCCATTCATCGGAGCGGAACGGTCCAGCTCACGCTCAAACTCGACAAGGGGGACTGATGACCGACGCCGGAGTTCCGAATCACGACTGGGCACGGTACGTCGGTGAGTCCACATCGGACACGATCAACCGGTTAGCTCCCAGCTATCTTCGGGTCCATCCCCTGGAGCTGACCGACATCTACACGCTCGTGCACCAGGTGGCCGCGACCGAGCTGGAGAAGCTGGCGCACCGGTACATCTCCCGGAGCGGGATGATCGCGCCGAACAACGTGGCCTATCACCTCAGCCAGAAGGCGCAAGAGATCAAGACCTGGAAGCCGACGTGGTGGATGGTCGCCCTGTACAAGGACGGCAGCACGGACGAGTACCCGATCCCCGGCGCGAACGCCGAAGACGCACACACTGAGTTGAGCGATCTCCGGAAAATGCCCGGTGTAAGGGAAGCGAAGGTGGAGCTCCGATGACGATCTACTTCGAGCGGCGGGACTGGTGGATTGGCTACTATCGTGGCGACACGCACCATTACGTCTGTCCACTCCCGACACTCGTGATTCGCTGGAAGCGGAGGACGCGATGAAATACAACCAGGAGTCCATCGCCTGGGCCGAAGTCAAGGAGACGGAGTTTCTGTGGCCGCCGACGGAGTGACGACGAAGCAGACCCGGTGCAACTGGGACGAGCGGCCCGCGGTCATCAAGTGGGTGTGCAAGTTCCCCGGCGCCACGGTGTGGCTCTGCCGCTTCTGCTACGGCGACTGGGTGCACCGAGCGTGCACGGCGCCGTCGGTGCTTTTGCCGGAGCGCGTGGTCGAGCTGGAGCGAGGGTACGAGGCGTTCCTGGAGCAAGTCCTCCGGGACAACAACCAGAAATGGTTCGAGGAACGTGGGCTCACGCCACCGCCGAACCTGCTGGCGATCCCCCAGGAGGTCGCCGATCTCCTGGAGCGCAAGTACGAGATCAAGACGAAGGTGACAGCATGAGTAAGACGAACCCCGAACGTGATCCAGACCGCGAACTGACCGACGAGGAGATCCTGGAATCCCTCGGCCGGAGTATGGAGGAATAGTCGTGAGCGACGATAAGACTGACGCTGAAAAGGCGTGGGAGAAAGCTCAGAAAGACATCGAACGCCACGACAAGGAGTTCGAGGAGAAGCATGGAAAGGGCGCAGGCAAATGAGCACTGAGGAGGAAAGCGGGCCGGTCGACTACGCCGCACTGTACCTGTCTGAAGGGCAGGATACGTTCGAAGGCGCTGGGCACCATGAGCAGTCTCTCCGACGCGCCGATGTGCTGTTCCAGGCGTCGGCCGCTGCGAGCCTGTACGAGATCGCCGCGGCCCTGAAGATCATGCTCCCAATGGTCGAGGCGCTTGTCACGCCGCCGCAGGAGATCCGGCATCAGACCACCGAAGATCCAACGGCGCAGGAGATTGAGAAGTTCAAGGCCGCAATCAAGGAGCAGACTAAGTCTGCTCGTGGACATTTCGTATACCGCGAACCGGAATCCGCCCACCGTTCGTCAGAGTCACAGGAGTAGGCATCGTGTCCCCAGAGCCGGAATCCGCCCACCGTTCAGAGTGGCCTGTGTCCGATGTAGACGAATCCGCCCACCGTTCGGAGGGCCGTCACCATCTCATCGATGACACACAGATCATTCAGGTGATTCCGGCTATGGGACCGGTTCTCTACTTTGCCGAGTTTCTTCCGACATGGAGGCGGCGCCATCATGTCGCGCACCTGACACACGCGCGATATGGAGTGGAGCAATTTGCTCCGACTGTGCGTGTGCGGACGAAGAGGTTCTGGTGGAAGTCTTCCGCGGAACGATACCTGGCGAGTCTGCACGAGGCGCGCAATCGCGTCTACTCGGCCGTCTACCAGCCTCTGCGCGACCTTGGCGCTGTCCCGCCGCCCGCGCCCGGAGTGGAGCCATAGGCCCCCTCACCGGCTTGGCGCTACCCGACCCCCGTGCCTCCGCCTCCGGCCCACTAGCCGCTGGAGTGGATCCATGGGGGTCTTTTCACGTTCAAGATCAACCTAGTGAAGTCGATCTTGATCTAGTGTTGATCTTGAACGACGTTAATGATCATGAATGTCCTAAGTGGACTTGATCATGGTCGTTGTTGATCATCACAGATCGTCAACGTGACGGAAGACCCTTGACAGGTCAACGGGTTACGGTCTATCCGCGTGCCCGTTCCTGTCCTCACAGCATGGGGGACCCTCCCCGGAAACTCACCCCGATGTATACCGTTTCGTTACCCATAGCCTTAGCCGATGTGGTTAACTGACCTGGTTGCTTCACCCCCGACCGGAAGGAATCCCATGGAACTCGCGCCGACCGACTACAGCGCTCCCCAGCACCTATTCCGCGACGAACTCCCCGAGTTCATGCGGGACGCGTACAACGTCGTGCGGCAGAACGACGAGAACGGGGAGCGCGTGTTCTTTCTCCGCGAGGGCAAGGCGTACGCCTACGGGTACGACATGGCTGACGACGTGTGGAAGTGGCTCGACCCGGAGACCGCTGAAGCAGTGGAGCACGCTGCCACGCTCAACGCGGAAACGGTGCCCGAGGACGACACCTACTCCCGCACCAAGGACATTATCTCCGAACTCGCGTTACTGGACCAGGTCGCGCACGACGACCGCGACCACGAGCGTATGCACGAACTCCGTACCGAACTGGCCAAACTCGAACTACAGGCCGCGCGAGAGTCCGTTTCCAAGTACGTGGAGACGTGATCCTCGTGCACATCCCCGTGGGGCTGGTGCTGCACCAGCCCCCGGGCGGCATGCTCGACCCTTTCGCACAGCTCAACACCACCGAAGTCAACGACATGAGAGGACTGTCCCATGTGGATGAGCGCGTCTATCAACGGTGACCTTGCCAGCAACATGGCCACCACGTTCCTCGATCCTGCCGACGGCTACCGCGAGAAGATTGCCATGGAACCTGGTTCCTACGCGGATGATCTCCGTAAGGTTGAGGTCGACAACGAGGATCGGGGCCGCGTGATGTGCAAACTTTGCGAGGAGCGTTTCGACTATCCCGAGGACGCTGAGGGCATGGAGTGTCAGTCGGCGAACAACGTGTGCGAGGACCCGGATTGCCGGTGTGACTGGAGTACCGACCACCCGGACGCGCACGAACTCGTCGAAGCGCCCCTTGAATGGTTCACCAACGCGTGCATTCGGATCGACGAAGAACGCGACACCGTACAGGTGAGCGTGAGCACCGACGCGTCCACTTTCCAGCTCACCGTGAAGCGACTGCCCGAGGACGACATTCACCACCCGGGCGCGCTCATGATCTCGGTTCCGGAGGAGCACGCGAACCTCCTCCGCGTGAGCGGGTCCATGTTCCTCAGCCCCAACGACTGACAAGGAAAAACGATCATGGCTACGTATTTCGAGAAGCAAGTTCGGGACGCGCTCCACGCGGCGGCTGACGATGTGGAGGAGATCACCGCCGATGAGCCGACGGACCTGATCAACCTCATGGTCGCCACGACGCTGCACTACCTCACTGGTGAGTCGGAAACCATCGCCGAAGTGATCGAGCGTAATTGGGAGGGGAACGCGCGTCTTGTCGACGATCACCTGACCATCGACTGACAGGCCCTCAGACCACCTCTAACAAGATCAGAAAGGTTTACCGGTATGAGTACCCCGGACATTCCCGAAGTCGCTCGACAGTTCAAAATGAGCGGACGCAAGCTCTATGGGTCTGCCATGTTCACTGGCTACTTCACACGGTTCACCGATGGTGGGGCTCACGTCATCCTTCGTGACGAGTACGAAGACGGCTGGGCAGAGGCGATAGTGGACCAGACTACCCTCATCATGGATCACACGGATGATTCGGACATGGAGTACACCCCCGCACAGTTCGCGGAAGCAGTGGACCTGTGGCAACGCATCGTGTCGTGTGCTTCGGAAGGGGAATCGTCGGGACGTCGCCTGTCGCAGGAACCGTCGTGGCCGTACACGTACCCCATGCCCACCCGGGACACGATCGGCGCGCTGATCTTGTCCGATGGTGCCGAAACCCTCATGCCACGTGACCGCGAAGAACTGTCCACAGTGGGCAACAACCCGTACGTCTGTGGGCACGCACTCGATCCCATCGAGCTTACGCTCATCTCGTGCGGCGATTACCACGGGAACGAGTACGACGCAGCCAATAACCGCACATTGGAGAGTCATCCCGGGGTCACCGTGCGGGAACCGAACACGGGCGGCCATGGCTCCGTGTTCAACGTGTCGACAGTATATGTCGGCGAGACGTCGCCGTTCGCCAATCAGCAGGATGACCCATATCCGTCCACAGAGGACGCACTGATGTGGATGCGCAGTCTTGTCAACATGCTGGAAGGGCTGATCGACTACCCTGTGTTCAACGACGAAACCCTGTCCGAGTACGAACGGGAAGTGTCCGAGGACACGTGGGACGCGTTCATTCGCTCGGACATCCGAGGTGACTTGCGGGACGTGTGTCCCCTCTCCGAGGACGATTTCCCGGTGACCGTGGACGGGGAAACCTGCGAGGACGCGTACGACTTGGTGGACGCGTACCTCAGTGTCTCCGCCAACCATCTCCCCTACTATTCCACTTTGGACAGTGAGGACCCGCGCAGGGGGTTGGACGGTGATGACGCCGTGCGGGACGCGTACTACTCGTACGAGGATAACGAATGGACGTTCGAGTCCGCCACGTCAGCGATCAACCTCCGTCACAAGGACGCTGTGAAGTACGTCGCGCGCACCGTGTTCCTGTGGGAGGTCTGACCATGGAAGAACTCATGACGGTGATGTGGTCCCCGTACTACCAAGAGTGGCACGTATGCGCACGATCATCAGTCTCTGACGGTTGGTCCGTGTTCGAGGGCGCCGAGGATGAATTGGACACTTTACTTTCATTAGCACGCGACGTCGTAACGGGTGGTTAGATCATGACCACCGTGACGGCACCCGTCGGGCGCGCGGTCGCCCGACGGGTCGATTCCAGCGGCCTACCGGCCGTGTACGACGTCCTGAGGGTCACCGGGTGTCTGGGTACCCGCCGCGTGCTTCTGCGGTACGTGGGCCATCTGGGGCCTGGTGGGGCATGTGTCCGCGACCCGGACGCGCAGCCGGTGAACCCGTGGAGCACGGCGGCGGTGTGGAGCACGGAGAAGCGGTTTCACGTGCACCTGTACGAGAGTCACAACGTTACCGTCCCGTGACCCATACCGTTAACCAGTGTGGTTAAGTGTGTGGAGTCAGAGTCACGCTAGTGCGGAGGTTCAGGGGATGGTACGGGCGGCGAAATTTGGCGAACAGGTCCAGTTCACGACTAACTGCACCGCATGTGGCAACCCCATTGGCCTCGGTACCGCCCTCGGCGGTGAAGTGATTTACGTTGACGAATCCGATCGAGGGTCCTGCCCAGATCCCCAACAGGACAACATGCCGTTCCCGCATGATCCGGCGGATGGTGTTTTTGTTCAGGATTTGATCAATTGTGTTCAGGCTGAGGAAGAGGCGGGGGACTGATGTCGTTCTTGCCGCTGATCAACCATGTAAGTACTACCGACAGTCGAGAAAAGAGGATCATGATCACTAACGTCTACACGCCGGAAGTTCTCCGGCCGCTCACCTCGCGCGATCTCCGGGCCACTGTCCGGGATACCGTCTCGGCCCTGCGTATGGACTCCCTGAGCGGCAACGAAATCAGAGAAGCACTGTCCAACGTGGACAACATCCTTGCCGAACTCGATCGGCGCGACTATGAACCGGACCAGGCTCACTACGTTGCCCAGGGGTACTCGATCACCACCGTGTGGCAGCGTCGAGCCGATGGGCTGTACGACACGCAAGATGGTCTCAACAAGGGCTATAGCCTGCACAGGGATGGTCGCCTGGTCCCCTGCGCGTTCGGGCGTACGCCGCACAACGTCGCCGCGTGTCTCGCCCGTTCCGTGTTCGATCGGTTCGAGGTAGAGATCCAGACCAGTTACTACACCGACGCCGGTGAGCACGTGTACAGCTCCAAAACCAAAACCCTCGGTATCGGCGCGCTGTACGCGGAGTACGAGCGTAAGTCGCCCAAAGGCCAACGACGCGCGATCAGGGTCACCGATGCCTGGCGTCACGGTGCGGAAAACGAGGAGGACTGATCATGCCTGCCAAAATCAAGATCACTCGCCTGACGGATAACAACATCTGGGCGCTCAAGGAGACTCTGACGCCGGACGAACTGCGGTCCGTCACACTGGGCCGTACAACGGCTGAATTCGACATGCTGGGCACGGATGCCCTGAACATGGTGCAGCAGGCACAGGGGCGCGCGGGGGCCGCCTACGGCACACGTGGGCACCCGTACCAGTCGCTCCACGCAGTGATCCGGAAGCTGCGGTACAGAGACTGATCGTCCGGCCGATGGCGGTGCACTGTCCACTGTGGAGAGTGCACACGCCACCCCCGTACGACCAAAGGAGAAATGATCATGACCATGTCGCGTACCGTCATCCGTACCGTCCGGGCCGCCAATCGGAGTGAGGCCGCGCGCAAGGCGCAGCGTGACCTTGGCTGTCGTCGCGTGAGGTTCCTCGCGCAGCCGTCGACCCGTCACTACACCTACAGCGTGCGGATCGGGGGCTGAACCATGGCACCGGGACACTTCGCCCCTCGGGTGGTCAAGGTGGAGAGGGACTACACGTTCAACGTCTCTGTGTCGGGGAACCACGCGTCCGGTGACCGCATCAGTGCCACTGTGACCCCGGAGGGGGACGACGTGCGGCCGTTCTCCGTGACGCTCACGCCGCGCGAGTACGGCGACATGCGCGCGGACATCGCTCAGCAGGGCTGGACCAAAGTCCCGACTTCGGGCACCAAGTAGAGAGGAACGTGTCCACAATGGACCACGGTTATGTCAGTTACGAACTCGGCAAGCTGGACTACAGCGGACGTAGCAAGCTGCGTGTCAAGATGATCAGTGTACCGGAACTGCTCAACGTTTCGGACTTTCCGGAGACCAAGTGGCTCACCTTGCCCACGGACGTCGCTCAGAAGGTGGCGGACGTGATCACGAACGCCGCGCGCGAGTTCGAGTCGACCAACGCAGAGGAGCTGTCCGACGCGAACCGTCCAGATACGGAGGTACGTGCGATGATCACGGTTCACGTTATCGAGCTGTCCCGGAAGAATCCGAACGGCATGAAGGTGGCGACGTGCAAACTCCCCGTAGTGCCGCGTACCGGGGACATCGTCTATGTCGGGTGTGCGGACTACATCGTCGAACGCGCTGTGTTCGGGGCGCATGACGACATGTCCGAAGTGGACATCCAAGTGAGGCAACTGTGAGCCCGGAGACGAGAGTAGCCGTCAAGCTGATCTGCGACGGTGGCACGTGGGGCGTGGCGTGGCTACCCGGTGTGCCTCGCATCGGGGAGCGGGCGCGGTGGGCAGAGCAGCCGATGCGCGTGACGCAGGTGCTCTGGACGGCGAACTCTGACACGGTCGAGGTGTACGGAACCGAGGAACTGTGATGAGCTGGATACCGCGCGAGGACCGGGCCGAGGTGATCGTGATTCTGGCGGTGGTACTCGCCCTGATCCTCGTTGCACTGGTGCCGATCATTCTGTTCGGCGACGAGCCCGTCACGGTGTCGGTCACACCGTGCACGACGATGCAGGGACAGTGAATCCGTGATGGCCGAGTTCTGGCATTACGTGCTCATGATCGGGTGGGCCGTCGCAATCGTCACGTTGGCGTATGGAGCCCTGTTCGCGGAAACGATCAGCGGCACGGTATGTGCCCTCGTGCTGTTTGTGGTCGCGTGCGCGGGGTGGGTCACGGTATTCGGGTAAGGCACTGACACGGCCGTGCGGTCGTGGCGAGAGAAGCGAGGGAGTGAGGCACGTGGGAGACGACAGGATCAGTCGCATGGTGGAACAGGAACGGGTGAAGGAGGAACTCGCGAAAGCGGCGGAACGACGCACCAAGGAGCAGGAAGCACGGGAAACGGAGCAGGGGGAAACGAAGTGATCACCTGCACACGGGAGTGCACGACCGCCGCCGATGTCACGCTGAACGGTGAGCCGCTGTGCGCGGATCATCTGCACGAGCAGTACCCGGACAAGGTGGAGTCAGGGCACGCGTCCGATATTCCGGGCCTGATGTTCCTGTGAGCACGGCCTGACCGGATCGGCAATCGAACACACGGCACAGAGAAACCGGGTACCCGAACAGGGTGCCCGGTTTCGTCGTGTCCGAGCCCCTTGGTACGCCACTACCCGGGATAGCGCGTACCGAGGGGCGTGCACCAGGGTACCTGCGCACGGCGTGCTGAGTGTGCCTCTGAGGGGCGTTTTCCCAGGGGGTGGGTGTCCTGTATCAGGAAGGGTGCTCAGGGTGCCTGAGGGGCGATTCTAGGCGGTAATCGAGGTTACCAGATGGGGCTCCCTGGTACGGGGGTGCTGAGGGACGCGGGTACTCGGGGGCGCCGTACTGCGGTGGGTGGGGTACGTGGAAGCAGGGGGCGCAGGGACGGGGCACTTGTACCAGAGGCACCTAGGTACTCCCTCCACGACGCAACAGCACTGTTACATCTACGTGCACAAGTGCATGGGCTTGCACTGGTACATGTGTCCTATGTGGACACACGCTCGTGCACTGTCCACTGTGTACACCCCACACAGATCACGATCCTGTATCCATGCGCCTACGGCACACCATCACTGTGTGTCACATGCACATGTGCCTATGCGTCATGAACTCTCAACCTGAGGTTGAGCCTTAGGCTCACGCACAGTGATCGTTGTCAAGTAACGAAGAGACCCCCCGGCCTGTTTGTTCAGAACCTGGGGAGCTGGCGCCTGAGGCACTTTTTTGCGCGTACAAATTTCCGTTTTCCCTAGTTGATCATGGAATCCGAGGAGCTCTGGAGAACGCGTCAGCGAACCGCGGAAACACGTCGTGACCTGCGGCGGAATCACGGAAGCAGCCTTCGGAAACACGAGCCGGAATCACGAGGGGTGACGTCGCACGGCCGGAAGGCGCGGGCTCAGGTCGCTCGTTCCCGGCCTGAATCGGCTGGCCGGTGGTTCAGGGCTCCAGAGACCGCTCAGAGCCGGGAATGCGGCTCCCACGTACCTCGGGAAGCATCCATTTGCCCGTCCAGTCGTGCCGGAGACGAGCTGAACGGGCTTCCCAGGGTCGATGTACCGGCGAACGAGTTCCAACGCGGGAGAAACGCTCTCAGCGCCCGGCCTCTCGCTATCGCCAGCCGGAGGATCACGACGCACGGCCTGAAGCATCCGCGGACCGGCGGGATCGAGCTCCTTCGCCCGGCGTGGACGACCTCGGGAACGCCGCCTCGCGTACGTGTACGCGCCTCGTACGTCGTACGCGTACACGTGCCTGCGTCACGCGCACGGCCCTCCGGGCTGGACCCACCCCTCCGGGAGTCGCTGACGCTCCTCCCCCGGGGATGGGGGTATGGGTCGGCGTACGGAATCACGACAAACGCGGAATCACGAGCTGACCTGCAACGGAAGCACTTTTCATGATCAGGGAATCACGAGGAAGCACGTACGGAAGCAGCTTCCGGGAATCACGATCACATAGTGCCCGTACGAACACGCTGGGCGATTCCTCGTGATTCCGCCTCGTGATTCCGGGGTGCTTCCAGCGCTTCCCTAGGTCAAATGGACTAGTCACTGGTTTAGACCACCTCTGGACATGACAAAGGCCCGGGAGCGTCAACTCCCGGGCCACCGTCCGGACATCACTCCGGATCGGAACTACCCGCGCCGGATCTCGTCGAGCACCAGGCCCACGAAACCTGTGACCAGTCCAAACGTCGCCACGATGCCGACGAATTCCCACCCGGTCACGGTGTCGTCTCCGTGTATGCGCCCGGCCCACCGTGCCAGGTGCAGCGGTCGGCGCCGTTCATGGTCTCCATGCCGCAGATACGGCGATACGGATCCCATGGGACAACGTGCCTGCCCGACGACGCGATCACGATGCACTTGTCCGGGAAATTTGCGCGAAGTAACTTCGCCTCCTTGACAACGCCGGTAGACTCTGACTCGTCAGCGTCTACCGGCGCCACTTTGCGCCATCCCATCTGGACCAGTTTCCGCACCCTCGGTGAATCATCAGAGTGGAACCCCAGATCAACGGCGAACAGGTCCCGGCTCAGCTGCACCCGGAGCTCACGCTCCTCGAAGCCCATCAGAACCTTCCTCCCGTCAGGCGCCAGCAGAACCGACACACGTGCTCGGCGGCAATGCGCGGGTGACGACGCATCAGTGACTTGTCGTGATGGCTCCGGCAGCAGTAGCAGTACCGCTTGCGCTGCCAGAGCCAGTCACGGAACGTGGTGAACAGTCTCATCGAATCGGCCGGTTGCAGTTGCACTGCGGCCAGGGCTCGCCGCACCGGGTACAGACCGTGTCGCTCATCGCCCACCACCGAGAGTGCGCTCCAACCGGACGTAGGTCACGCACGGCCAGTCCGTGCAGCCCGCCATGCAGATCGGAATCGGCGTTCCTTCGTTCTGGATCGGCGCGTGCGTCACCAGGACCTCGTTCAGCGCGCGCCGGAGCGTATCCACGGCGGCGTCAGCGATCGTCTGGCTTGTGATGCCGCGGTCCCAGTCCTCGCTGGCTCGCCGATTCCGCTCGGCCAGTCGCTCCTGCACGAGATCCCGGTCCTCGATCCGGCGCTGCTCCCAGAAGCCACCCGGAGAGTCCTGGTGACCGGACTCGACAGCCCGGAGCGCCCGCACCTCCGCGGCCAGGATCACCATCGCCCGTTCCGCCACCAGGCCGAGCGGCTCGCCGAGGTCCGCCTGCTCCAGCGCCCACGTCACCTGCTCCTGATCGTTCATCGTGGTCCTCCCAGCACGAAAACGAAGATGGCGAACAGGGCGACGGCGATGATCACGCCGACCATCACCGCGATGAGCGCCCGGGTCGTGTTATTGCGCTGCTTGTCGTCACTCATGCTGGCGCATCCTCCTTGTCCGGGCATCCCGTGAAGTGCGGCTCGGCGTGCGTCGCCGCCAGCTGCTCCGGAGTCGGTTCTTCGATCGCGCCGACGTGACCCGGCGCCTGGCTCCAGGTCTCCCGGTTCAGCTTCTGGGCCGTGTGCTCCGCGGCGTCGAGCGCGGACACCAGCTCCGGTGGGCAGTCGCACGAGCGCCAGAACGCGTGGCCGCACTCCTTGACGGCGTAGTCGGACTCGTTGTGCTCCATGATCATTTCTCCTTCGGTTGTTCGGCGGTAGCGAGTGGCACGAGCGCGGTGAATCGGGACGTATCCCCTGTCGCTCGCGACGTGGTGAGGGAGGTCAGGGCCGCTTTACCCGCCTCGGTGATGGCGTACTTGACGCCGGGGACGGTCTTCTCCTGGCCGTCGGCACCGGTGACCAGGATTTCGCCTGCGTCGATGATCAGTTCGTCGCGCACCAGCTCGTCGAACGCCTCGTTCCAGACCCGGTAGGCACGTCCGCCGCGGCTGGTGTTGCCCTTGGCCGTGTCGATCGCCTTGGACTTGGACATACCGTCGGGGATTCCGACGTAGATCTCCAGCAGGATCTCGCGCATCGACTTCGTCGTGTCCTTGTGCACGTCCGACTTCGCCGAGGCGGGGTCCTCCTGCTCGCGGGCGACGACCAGGTACCGCATGGGCGTGGTCAGGTCGGCCGCGTCGTCCCGCCACACCTCGCGGTGCAGCCAGTACGAGCCGGTGGTCTGGCCGGTGATCGAGATGTGCAGATCAACGACCGTTTTACCGGTCTTGTCCTCGGCGTACGGAGCCGCGGGGATCAGCTTGTCGATCGCCACGTTGATCAGCACCCGGCCCCACTCGGCCAGGCCGCTGCCGCTCCAGCGCTCGACGCCCTTGCCGTCCCCGCTCTTGTTCCAATGCGCCGTGATGAGGAGCGCCGTCCCGAGTTCCTGCGCGACCCCCTGCAAGTTACCGAGCACGGTGCCCATCTTCGAGAGCGTCTTGCCGTCGGCGTCGTCACCGGCGGACAGGTACCACGGGTCGATCACGAGCAGGTCGGGACGGAACTCGGAGAGGTTCTCGTAGAGCCGGTTGACCGCCTCCGGCTGATCCAGTTTCGAGGCGCCTTCCTGGAGCATGAGCCGGTCGAGCACCTCGTCCGTGAGCGGCACGTTCCGGTTCGCCGCGATCGCGCGCAGGCGCTCGGCGAACTCGACCTTGTCGCCCTCGTTGTGCATGATCGCCGCTCGCCCGGTCTGCACGGGTATGAGGCCAAGCCACGGGCGACCGCCCGCGATCGACAGCGCGAGGTCACCGGCGAGCCAGGTCTTGCCCGCCTTGTACTGCGCGCCGAGCACGCCGTAGGAGCCCCGCCGGAGCACCCGGTCGACCAGGTACTCCGGCGGCGTCTCCAGTGCCTCCTTGAGCACGTCCCGCATCGGCTGGAACCCACGCTGACCGATCTTGTGCGCGAACGGGAACCGGATCTCGGTGTGCCTGCGGTCCGCCTCCGCGGCGACCACGCGCCGCTGCAACTCGGAGCGGACCAGGCGCTCAAAAGGGTCGTCCGCCACCACCCCCGGCGGTCCCTGAACTCCCAGATTGGGAGGAGCTGGGAGTTCGCTGGGAGGTGAGCCCGGCGGCGGTGGCGGCTGGATACCGCCGCGTTCGGCTGCGGTAGCGGCCTGTGCCGCCGCCAGCGTCGGGTAACAGCCCTGGCGCGCGGCCTCAGCGTCGTCCGTGCCCGCGGGGACCACCCACTGGACGCCGGTGTCGTCGTAGTAGACGCGCTCCGGCCAGCCTTGGGCCTCGTACCACGCCGCCGTCTCAGCGGGCAGGCACGTCGAGCAGCTCGCGGCCTGCGACACCCCGTGCTGGCACACCGGGTACGGCTCGTCGGGGAGCGGCGGCACTTGCGCGATCGCCGCCTGGGTGTCCGGGTGATTCCAGAGCGCGTCGATCGTTGCTGACGCCCGCGCGGGCGCCGAGGCGATCGGACCGCCGAGCTGAACCTCCACGGTGCTCCCGGCGGGACCGCCCGTGAGCGCGGTCCCAATCGGCTGGCTGACGTCCAGAAGCTCCCCGGAGACATCCGGCGGCATCGGTGCGGCGAACGGGCTGTACGGAGCGCCCGCCGGAGGCCGGAGACCCGCGAGCCCGGTCGACGGCGCCAGCGGCCCGCCGAGGTGATTCGGCACGCCGGGCAACGGCACCAGGGGTGCTTCCTCGCGCGCGATGCCTTCGGCGCGACAGGCCAGCGGGATCGAGCCCGCGTGGTCCCGGAACGCGATGTACTGGATCTTGGTGACGGTCTTGTTCTGGCCGAAGAGCCAGTCCGGCGGGTTGTCGGTCCAGACGTGCAGGGGAGCGTGTCCCGGCGAGTCGTCGTACAGCGCGCAGCCGACGTCGTGCGCGGTCGCGCTTTTCGGCGACGCGTGGACGCCCGGCGCTGTCCAGATCTCGCAGCCGCAGGTGTCCGGCAGGCCGGTCATGAACCAGCCGTCCGGCTCCAGGATCTCGGCCCAGCTCGTGGACGTCGACCAGGTGTCGATGTGCGCGTCCTCACCGCTCTGGTTGGCGACCCGCCGCGCTTGCTGCTCCGCGGCCCGCTGGGTGCGCTGCACGATGAAGTCGACGACCTGGGTGAGCAACCAGCCCGGCGCCGGGATGATGTCGCCCACGAGCCGGTACGGCCCCTCGCGCCGGACGGACGGCGGCACAAGCACCTGCCGGTCGGCCCACATCGCGATCCAGCCGGATTCATGCTTCATCGCGCCGTCGGAGTTCGGCAGGTTCAAATCGTCCGGCAGCCGGAACCAGTAGTGGCCGCCGTTCTTGTGCTTCCAGGTGCCGTCGGCCTCGTCCTGCACGCCGGGCGACGCCACGGTCATCTGGTGTGGCATCGGCTGGCCGGTCGCCTCGAACCAACTCTGCCGGAACCCGGCGTCCTCGGCCGCGGTGTCGACGTCGACCACGATCACGCGCGACCGCCCGAGCTCGACACCGAGGTTGATCGGCCCGTGCGCCTTGATCAGGCGACGGAGGACCCGGTCGGACTCTTTCTCGTCGGTCATGGCGTGCTTGACGCCGCAGTCGTGCGCGGCGATGTCCCAGCGGCGGCGCCCGGCCTGGCGCGCGGCCTCCTTGGCGGCGTCGTCGGCCTTCTTTACCTCACGCTGGGGAAGCGTGCACATCGGGCGCTTGGTTCCGGGCCAGCACGGGATGATCGCGAACCCGCTCCGGATCGCGTACCGGGCCAGGTGGACGAGCGAGTCATCTCCTCCGGGCACTGCTGCGCCGAAAATGGTCGCGAAAGACGATTCTGCTATCATCGGGCAAGCCTTTCTCACGGACGGCGACACGTTGACCCCGAGACGTCCACCTCGGGGTCAACGTGCGTCTGGATCACGATACCTTTCGTTCCGTTTCCGGCCGAGCTCGCGGCCCGATGTGCCAGGACCTGCACGAGCAGTACTCGATCACCAGTCCCGGTATCCCCTTCCACGGGGGTAAGGTCAGAGCGTTTCGCGCATCTTTCCTCGTCGGAAACTGATGACGACGAGGCGTGGGACAGGTAAATGTGCTTTTCAGGTGCCAATAGCCGCAGGGACATTCATAAACTCCTTTGGGGATGATCTCGGTTCGAGGGTTTTCCCGTATTTCCCGTAGTCGGGTGCGGGCTTCGTCCTCGGATAAGAATTCAACCTTCTCGGGTGTCCTGCACCGTTGTGTCATTGTCCGTTGTCCTTTCGTATCGGTAGATATGCCTCTGTTTCTTGGAACTGTATTCGTGGTGCTTGTACACCACCAATACCAGCTTTCCGTTGATCTCCAGTGGTCTGCTGATGTGTGGCCGGAGAACGGCCATATGCCCGGTGGCCCCGTCGTGCGCGTTGCCGACCAGTTCGTAGGCCGGTTCGACGGACTGGGAACGAATTCCCCTCATACTCACTCTCCTTTGTGGACTACGCAACGGCCCAGCGCTCGCCGAGATGGGCCAGGTCGGTGCGGAGAATGGGAATGCGATTGGAATGCCTGATCAGGCGCTCCGGTGGTGTCTGCATGATGCGCCGGATGTCGTAGGCAGCCTCGGTTGCACAAATCACTTCGTCATGCATCGGGAAATATACCGCGTCGCCGAGTCCAGACCGCTCTACCTGGATCAGAGCCTCGGCCAGCACGTCGTACGCCGATCCCTGGACGAAGTAATTCACCGCCTTGTGCGTGGCCACGCTTTGGCGGCCCTCGTAGAATCCCATCGGGATAGGGATGATGCGACCGGACACCGTGGGAATGAGCCGGTAGTCCTCGCCGAGCTGCCGGAGCGTGTAGGTCAGTTCGCGAACCTTCGGCATGGCTCCGAACACGGCTTCCTTGATCTCCTTGGCGCGCGGGATGTCCACGCCGAGTTTGGACGCTGTCAAGGTCAATCCCTGGCCGTACAAGGTGCCCAAGGTCTGAGTCTTGGCCTGCTTGTACTTCACCCCGGCCAGGCGGCCGATGGTCCCATAGACCGAGAGCTCCTTGCGGATCTCCTCCGGCGTCTCGTCGGTGATCGACTCGTAGGGTCCAAGTAGCTGCTCATCCCCGGCGACGTTCGCGACCACTACGGGCTCGATCTGCGACCAGTCGATGGAGGTCCCGTCGCCGTCGAACAGGATGACGCCGCGCGCGAGTTCGGGGAACTGTTGGAGCGGCGGGTCCCCGACGCTCTGGCGGCCAGTGGTGGCCCCGAAGTACTTCATGGTCGGGTGGAGACGAAGAACGCCGTAGCGATCCTCCACGGCCAGATCACGGGCCTTCGCGAGGTAGTCGCGAAAGACCTTCTCGTGCTCCTTTTGCCACACGAAAATCTGCGCGAGTGGGTGCTGGAGCAGTGCGAGGTCGTCCTTCTTGCCGGACAGTACGCCGGTCTTCTTGGTCCGCGGGTAGCCGTCGGGGATGAAGCCCTCGCGATCCAGTTTCTTGACCAAGGTCTGCGCGTTGCCCGGCGTCACCCCGCGCGCGGTCAAGGCGTCAGCGGCTTCGTGCAGTGCCGCGTCGAACTTCTCATTGTACTGGTCGAGGTAGTCCATGTCGGCGGCGTAGCCCTTGACCGCGCGCCGGAGCGACATCCGATTGAGGATCTGCTCGCGCTCGATCAGCGCGGTGACCTCGTCGCCCTCTACGCCCCAACCGGGGAACGGATGGTCGGTGAGCCGCCGTGCCGCCGCCGCCCGCAGGGGATCACGTACCCGTGCGGTGACCACGGCGTCGGTGGCAGCACCGCGCAGGTACACCGGTCGGTCCAGGTCGAACTCGCGGTACATCTCGGACTCGGACCGCATGCCGACGGCCTTGGCCGCGGTCAGCATTCCGGAGTCGTCGAAATCGTAGCCGAGGTATCGCTGGCCGCACGCGGACAGTTTCTTGGAGACGGTGTTGGCGGGCTCGGCAAGCCGGGCGGTGAGCATGGTGTCCTCGACCCGCGCGCACCATTCCGGCTCGAACAGCCCGTTCACGCCGAGGTTGGGTACGTCGAACGGGCTGTTGTGGAAGAACAGCCACGGTGCCTCACGGAGCATGAGCCGGATCGCCTGGGCTTGCCAGGGATCCCGCGGGTCGAGGATGACCGCGCAGTCGCCGTCTGGGTACGGCGAGAAGATCACGCACTTGATCAGGCGGGCCATCGCACCGAGGCCCGCGGTCTCGATGTCGCAGGCGACCGGCACCCGGCGGCGCAGGAGCTCGTTCACGCCCTCGATCGCGTGCTCACGGCCGACGATGACCGTGGTGCCAATGGACTCGATCCAGAGCGTGCCCTGGTGGCACGGGACGACCGCGGGCCGGAATACGGCGGTCACTCGTCGTCCACGTTCACGAAGGAGGCCAGAACGTAGTCCGTGCTCGCCCCGGACACGCTGTGCGTGTACCCGCCTGGCCGGTGGTGGACGGTCCGCGCAGCGATGTGACCGGTGATCTCGACTCGGGAGTACTCCTTGGTGCTGAACCGCCACACGGAGATCAGTTCCCCAATAGGCATATCCTGAGCCCGGCCGCTGATGACCCAGTTGTCCGTCAGCTCGGGCACCTTGATGAAGGTCAGTTTGTTCGTGAGCCGGTAACCGTCAGGAATCGTTGGTAGCACAGGTTTTCGGGGCTTGATCATGGGTGTGCCTTTCGTACACGGTCACAGATGACCATCACGACGATCACATTGGCTATGCCGATGGATCCATGAATCTGTGCCAGGACGAAATCGCCAGAGCCCAGGTACTTGATCATGTTGTAGATGCTGGCAACGATCCCGAGCGCGTTCAGCCCGAGCACGAACAGGTCCCAGGGATTCATCAGCTTGCCGCCTTTGCTTCGCGGTCCTGGAGCGCCTTGACCACGCTGCACCCCCACGGCGCGTGCTCACCGCTGAGCCGGTGGACATCGTCGCATTCGTCGCATTCGTACCAGGCGATCATGGGCATGGTCGGGTCGACGGCCTCATGCTCGGGCGCCCAGAAGACCCGGTATTTGTCGAGGAACTCCTGCATCAGGCGGCGCAGGACGTCGGCGCCGGACAGTCGTTCAGCCACACGTGCCAGCTCGACGAACGGTTTCCACAGGTCATCGGGCGCGCGGAAGGGGCGCACGGGGTCCGCCGCGGTGGTGTTCGGATTCGTCATGGCGGCAGCGTACCATGATGTATCTCGGTGCGACATACGCTTGTATATCGCTGAGGCGTACGATAGTGTCGCTCCCACACCGATCGAAGGAGCCTCAATGCGCACGCAGTACATCACGGCGGCCCGATACTGGAATACCCGCAACGGTGTCGCGGGCAGGGGCCGCGTCGAGTTGCAGCTGGAGCCGGAAATCGACGAGGGTGGCTGTTTCCCGGACACCTCGACCATGACCGGTCTCCAGGTCTTCAGCACGCGAACCGGCGACCCCATGAGCGGGATCACGGTTCTGGACCCGAAGCAGCTTCTGGTGCTGTTCAAGGCCATTGGCCGCCGTCTCGAAGATCTGTCTTATGTGGACCCGAGCGAGGTGGATTTCTCATGAACAACCGTGCGGGGACAGTGTCCCGAACTCTCCGTAAAGCCGGTCATACGGTCATTTTCCGACAAGATCGGAAACGGGAGGGGGTATTCGTCACGAATGGCCCTTTTGGCATGGTCACGATCCATTTTGACTTGGACTCCGAGTCACTGCGACTTGAGCATATAGCCGCTATTTTGCCGACGGTCATGGATCTAGGTATCCCGATCAAATTGCGCGCGACCGAGGACGACGCATTCATTCATCTATACTTTGAGGAAGACAAGTAATGGTCACAGAGAATTTTGACCGAGCGACACGTAAAGTGGTTGATCAGTACTTCGGCCAGGAGCTAAATGAGACACATGACCTGGGCGAGTTCAGCAGTCTTGGCTACGAGCCGTGGCTGAATCAGTTCGCAGGCGAGGCCAGGGACACGTTTATCGAGCTGCTTAACGCGTGCAACGACGCCGAGGCCAATTCGTCCCGCGGCCGGACGCCGATAATCACGGTGTCCCGGATCCGGCAGCTGATCGTCGAGGGGCTGGCGAAGTAAATGCCGATCAACCCGTTCAAGAAGAGCAGATCAGCTCCGGTGAACACTCCTTGCCCTTCCGATTCTGCGCCGCTCGGGCACGAGCAAGCGGGATACGTCGAATACGCGTGTCTAAGTCACGCACACTTGGATGCTCCGCACTATTACCGCCGACGAAAGGGCAGTGGGTCCGTGTGCGATTGCGGGAGGGAGAATTGACCATACTTCGTCCGTACCAGATCGAGGCGCGGGACAACGTGTTCCGTGATTGGGCGGCGGGACTCCGGCGGCTCGCGCTCGTGCTGCCGACCGGCGCTGGGAAAACGGTGGTGTTCTCCGAGATCATCCGCCACTTCCGCGAGGTTGTCGGCCCATACCCCGTACTCGTGCTCGCGCACCGCGAGGAGCTGCTCAGCCAGGCCGCGGAGAAGATCCAGCTCTGGGCGCCGGATCTGCGCGTCGGCATCGTCAAGGCCGCTCGCAACCAAGTCCATCACCCAGTAATCGTGGCCAGTCAGCAGACACTCGTCCGAGAGAGTCGGGTCGCGCGTCTGCCGAGGTTCGGACTGGTGATCGTGGACGAGTGCCACCGCAGCATGGGCACGAGCTATCTGGCCCTGCTGGAGAGGCTGGGCTGCTTGGCTCCGGATGGCCCGTACACGCTCGGCGTGACGGCGACGTTCACCCGGGAGGACTCCAAGCGGCTCACGGATTTTTACCAGGCCGTACCGTTCTCCCTGGACATCGTGGACCTGATCCTGCCGGACCCTGTCACAGGGATGAGCTACCTGGCACCGCCGAAGTTCAAGCGGGTCCTGATCGAGGGCCTGGACCTGTCCGGCATCCCGATGTCCCGGCTCGCCGGGGGTAAGGACCTGGCGGCGGCCGACCTCGGCGAGGCGATGGACCGCGCCGGAGCGCCCGGCGTCGTCGCAGCGGCGTACGCCAAGCACGCGGGCGACCGCGCCGGGATGGTGTTCACGCCGACCGTCGCCAGCGCCGAGCACGTCGCCGAGGCGTTCCGGCAGATTGGCATCACCGCGGTCATGCTGTCGGGCAAGACCTCGGCGCGCGACCGCCGCCGGGCGTTGGCCGACTACGCCGAGGGCAAGATCCAGGTGATCACCAACGCCGCGCTGCTCGGCGAAGGCGTGGACGCTCCGCGGACGAGCTGCATTGTCATCGCCCGGCCGACGATGAGCAAGACCCTCTTTCGGCAGATGGTCGGTCGCGGCCTGCGGCTGCATCCGGGCAAGACCGACTGCCTCGTGCTCGATGTTGTCGGTGCGACCGGGCGCAACGACCTGCGCACGTTGAACGACGTCACAGATCTCGCGATCGAGGCTCAGGAGGGCGAGACGATCGACCAGGCGGCACGCCGGGCGATCGCCGAGAGCGGCCCGCGGGAGCCGACGGCCGACGGCGATGGGCTGGTGTCCGGCTCGCTGATCGCCGTCGACATCGACCCGTGGGAGATCGAGCGGAATCGCGGACGACCGCGTAGGGCCACCGGTGAACCGCTCTCGGATGAGGAGCTCGCCGAGCAGGCCCGCCAACGCGAGCTGGAGCGACAGCGCAAGGAGGAAGAGCGCGAGCTCAAGCTGAAGCGCCGATACAAGCACGTTCCGATGCGCCGGGGTTGGTTCCTGCACACGATCAAGGGCCGCTGGTTCATCCACTTGGAGACCCAGGCCAAGCAGGAAGGGTTCGTCGTCGTCGCCGAACAGGACGACGGTACGTTCGTGGTCGGCCTGGAGCTGACCGGCGTCACCACCAAGATCCTGGAGACGTTCTCCGACGACGCTGACGCCACCCGGTACGCGATCGACCTCACGCTGGGCATCGTCGAGCAGGCGATGGAACGGTTCCAGGTGGACCCGGACGCGCACTGGCGACGCAAGCCCGCGTCCGAGGGACAGATCGAGTACGCCGAGAGTTTGACCGCAAACGTGGACTTCGAGGAGTACCACTACCGTGGCCAGGTGTCCGATTTCATCACCTGGGCCAAGTGGCACAGGAAAGTGGATAAATTTGCCGATGAGATTACCGCTGGGGCTAAGGACTCTGCTAGGCTCTTCCTTGCGCGGTAACGAGAAACGACGAACGAGGTAGGGAACATGGGCGGCAAACGGAAAATGCTCACCAAGACCAGGCGCGCGACCTTGCGCAAGGAACTGACCGAGGCCCTCGTGGAGGGCAAGTTTCGCCTGAACGATGGACAGTCGCTGGACGATCTCCTGGACAGTGTCGACACCGGGATCAGGAACGATACGTACCCGATCGAAGTCACGGTCGACGGCCTGTTGACCGCATGGTTCTCAGGTCCCGCGCTTACCGAGCCCGCGGAGGCTCAGACGGCGGCCCCCGACCCCAGCACGCAGCCGGGGGCCGCAGCGCCCGCGCCGGAGCCGGTGTACGTCGCTCCGGCGGCCGACGGAAGCCAGTCGCAGCACGCGAATCTGGAAGCCGCGGCGCTGGCCATGTCCCAGGGTCTCGACCAGATGGCCGTCATGCAGGCGGCGATGACCCCGGCCGTGGACCCGAACACCCCGGCGCAGATCGATGCCAGTCCGGTCGAGGACTGGCTGAACCTGCTCAAGATGGCCAAGGAGAAGAAGACCGAGATCGAGGCCATGGAGCAGATGGCCAAGGACAACGTCGCAGCCTACCTCGACCAGGAAGGTGGCCCGGACAAGTCGAAGATCGCGTACCTCAACGGAAAGCCGGTGTATCGACGGACCTGGGTGCCGAAGACCAGTCTCAGCAAGGACAAGCTCTACGCCGATCACCCCGAGCTCCAGGGCGCGTACGAGGTCACGACGCACCATTACCGCAGTGAGTTCGTCGGATGAAGGGCCGAGGTTGGGTTCTCCCTGAGCCCTGGGTGCAGTACTACTGCACGGGAGTCTGGTTCGAGGGAGAGACCGGGTACGGTTCCTGCGGACAGACGTTCCGTAGTGACGGCACCGTCTGGCAGACGTACAACGGGCGGGAGTGGCTCGACGTCACTGCCGAAGAAGTCGAACGTCATCGCCTGTTCCCATGGGGAGAGGCCGAGCATGTGTGCCGGGAGTCCTAGTGACCGGGGAACTGTGGTCGCTCGCGGTACTGGTGACCAGGGCCGCGATGCGTCAGTCGTCAGTGGACCTTCGACGGGCCACGGAGACGAAGCTCAGGAAAGCCTTCTATGACCGAGGTCTTCCTGCCCCCGAGTACACGTGGGAAGCTCAGGGCATGGACGGCAAGTGGTACCCCGAAGAGCCGTGGGACACCGATGACTCGTGGAAGCTCCAATACCGCTGTACCGGCTCGGTGGAAACGTGACCGTCCCGCAACTGGGCACGTACCAGTCTCCCCGTGGCACCCAGAACGGTGGCAACACCGAGGTTCGCGATCTTCTCGTGGACATCCTTCTGGAGCACGAGAAACGACGGCCGCGCACCATGCAGAAGGCGCTCGGCCCGTCGGAGATCGGTGACCCGTGCGACCGGTCGCTGGCGTACAAGATATCGGGTTTTCCTGAACCAGAATCCTTTGTGGACGATCCATGGTTCGCGATGCTCGGCACCGGGATTCACGCGATCATCGCGGACGCGCTGGCCGAGCAGAACAACCTCGCGAAGGCCGCGGGGTATTCGCCGCCGTGGCTGATCGAGCACCGCGTGGAGGTCGCGCCGGGAATCACCGGCACGACGGACGCGTACAACATCTGGAAACGGATGGTGCTGGACCACAAGCTGGTCGGCAAGACGTCGCAGGAGAAGACGCGGAAGCACGGCCCGAAGACCGGGTACCGGGTTCAGGGTCATGCCTACGGGCTCGGGATGGTCCGACAGGGCTACGAAGTGGATCTCATCGCCATCGCGCTCTACCCGCGACACAACTACCTCACCAAGTCCATGTACGTCTGGTCGGAGCCGTTCAATCCGTCCATTGTGTACAAGGCGTTGGAGCGGTTGGAGATCATCGCTCAGCTGGTCAAGTTGCTGAACCCGCTCGGAGATCCCATTCGCTTCACCGAGTTCCGGAAGTTCCCATCGGACGAGTGTCAGTACTGCCCGTGGTTCCGTCCGGGCCAGGATTCCGGGGTCACTTGCCCCGGGAACGTGAAAATGTAACGAGAAAAGAGAACGAGAATGACGGCTCCGAACAGTCTCGGCACCTTCGTCAAGCCGCAGGTCCAGGGCGGCGACCGGTTCCAGGCGAACATGAACCTGAACAAGCCCCTGCTCGTCTGGGCGCGCGAGTACAAGACCGGGCTCAAGACCAAGCACAACCCCCAGGGCACCGGCGAGGGCATCATCGTCGATGTCGTGGACCTCACCACGAACCAGGGCTATATCAGCGTCCTCTGGATGGGCGGCGCGGTCCGGGACGGCTTCAAGCAGTACGTCGGCACGAACCAGCCGCTTCCGGTGATGCTCGTCGAGGTCACGCCCCAGGGCGGCGGGAACACCTACATCCAGCCGCAGGCGCTGGAAGGTCCGGTGCTCCAGTACGCCAGCGACTGGTTCAACGCGTACCCGACGTTCATCACGGACCTGAAGGCGGTCAAGGAGGCGGAATGGGCGGCGGCCCAGGCTGCGGCGGGCGTCCCCCAGGCACCCCCGGCGCCCGGCGCGGTCCAGATCCAGGGGCTCGCCGGTCCGGCACCGCAGCAGGCCCAGGTCCCGCAGGCGCCCGCGCCCGCGGTGCCCCAGGCTCCGGCTCCGCAGCAGTTCCAGGCTCCGGCGACGCCTCAGGTGCCGCAGATGCCCCAGGCTCCGGCCGCCGCTCCGGCGGCTCCGCAGTTCCAGCAGGCCCCGGCGGCCCCCGCGGCGCCCCAGGTGCCGCAGGCGCCCGCTCCGGCTGTTCCGCAGGCCCCGGCGGCGCCCCAGGTGCCGCAGATGCCCGCGGCTCCGGCCGTCCCGCAGATGCCCCAGGCGCCCGCTGCGCCCCAGGCACCGGCGGCACCGCAGGCTCCCCAGATGCCCCAGGCACCGGCGGCTCCGGGCGCGGTGACGGATCAGAGCGTCGCGGCCCTTCAGGCGAGGCTCCAGCAGATGTAGGCTGAGTCCTTCTCCAGGGTCAGGTCGTTGAGCCCGGATGTGAAGCTCCACAGTGCTGGTGCTGGCAACTCCTAGTGGAATGGGACGGCGCCAGCACTGTGGTGTAATGGTCCTGCATGGCAGGGCGTGGGGATGCCCCTTGAACCCGGCTCCAGGAGCTCAGGCCGCTCCTGGAGCCGGGTTTTCCTATGATCGCCGCTTACCATGAGAGAATGCGGGCGAAAAGCTGGACTCCGGGCATGGACCAGGGCATGGCTGTGTCCGAACAGGACCCGTTCGCTTTTGCCGCCGACGCGTTCGAAAACGTCGCCATTCCGGTCATCGAGTTTTACGACGACCCTGTCGGATTCGTCACCGAATTCATCGACTTCGGCACGCCTGCCGAAGGAACTGAAGCGGGTCTGACCGAGTACCAGCAGGAGATCATGGACGATCTCCCGAAGCACGGCCGGATGGCCGTGCGCGGTCCTCACGGTCTCGGCAAGACGACCACTAACGCGCTCACCGTGATCTGGTTCGCGATCACCAGTGAGGCCGCGAAGAAGGACTGGAAGTGTGCGACGACCGCGGGCGCGTGGCGTCAGCTGGAGCACTACCTTTGGCCTGAGATCAAGAAGTGGTCACGCAAGATCCGCTGGGACAAGCTCGGCATGACGCCCTGGCGCGATGGTCAGGATCTGCTCGCGCTGAGTCTGAACCTCAAATACGGTAGCGCTTTCGCGGTCGCCAGCTCGGACGAGAAGAAGATCGAGGGTGTGCACGCGGACCGCGTTCTGTACATCTTCGACGAGTCCAAGGCAATCCGGCCCGCGGTGTTCGACGCCGCGGAAGGTGCGTTCTCCGGTGCCATGGGATCCACCGGCGAGCGGCCGACCACGCCGCCGGAGAAGCGCGGCTTGGAAGCGCTCGCCGTCGCCACATCCACGCCGGGCGAGCCGAACGGGCGCTTCTACGACATCCACGTCCGTAAGCCCGGGTTCGAGGACTGGAAGGTCCGGCACGTCAAGGTCAGCGAAGTCATGGCCTGCGGCCGGATCTCCGAGGACTGGCGCGCTGCGCGCGAGCGGCAGTGGGGTCCGGACAGTGCGCTGTACGCCAACCGCGTGCTGGGTGAGTTCCACGCTAGTGCCGACGACGCCGTCATCCCGCTGAGCTGGATCGAGGCCGCGGTGGAGCGCTGGCACGAGTGGAAGCGCACCGGCGGCCGGAAGCAGGCCACCACGCTCGTGCATGGTGTCGACGTCGCCCGCGGCGGTGCCGACCTCACCGCGATCGCCCGGCGGCGGGGGAGCGTGATCGAGAAGATCGACAAGCTGAACACCGCCAGCACCACGGCCGTCGTCGCCGCGATCCAGGTCCGGATGAAGCCCGGCGACCAGGCCGTGATCGACGTCGTCGGCGTCGGTGGCGGCGTGTTCGACCAGGCGCGTGAGCGCGGCCTGAACGTCCGCCCCTTCACCGCGAGCAAGAAGAGCTGGAAGAAGGACCGCTCGACGCAGCTCGGGTTCCACAACCGACGCGCCGAGATGTGGTGGGGGATGCGTGAGCTCCTTGACCCGGCGTTCGACCCGGACGTGTGCCTGCCGCCGGACGACGACATGATCGGCGAGCTGGCGGCGCCGCACTGGGACATCACGCCGTCCAGCAAGATCAAGGTCGAGAGCAAGGACGACATCAAGGAGCGGCTCGGCCGCTCGACGGACACCGCCGACGCCGTGCTGTCGACGTGGACCAGTCCGGAGAGCGCGAGCGACACCCGCACGACCACCGAGGCTCAGCACCTGCTGGAGACGTACCGTTTCCACCAGACCGCCGAGCTGGAGAACTACGAACCCGGCGTCGGCGGGCCGGGGGCGATCGCCTTCGGCGCCGGTGAGTCCGCATCCTTCCACCAGTGGAGTCAGGAGTTCTGATGGCGAAGCGATCCGGAGGCGTGACGCGCACCCAGGCGCGTGAGGAAGACCCGACGGTCGTCCTGTCCAAGGAGGAAGCCGTCCGCGCCGAAGGGCTGGAGCGCGGTACCCCGTTTGACTGGCAGCGCCCCGAGCGCCCGTGGACGGACCTGTATGACGACCGGGAGCTGGTCGTCGCGCCGTCGGACCGGGAATGGATCGCCGATGTCGAGCGGATGCTGGACCGCGGTGGCCAGCCCGCGGCCGTCGAGAAGGGGCTCACGCTCCCGCTCCGCTCGGCGAACCTCACGATCGAGAAGCCGGAGAAGGACAAGGGTCAGACCGAGTTCGTGCGTGAGGTCCTCTACAGCTCCGGCCAGACGTCCGGGATGAAGCCGGACCTGGTCGCCGTCGTCTCGCAGATGGCGTACGCGATCGTGAGCAAGAAGACCTTTCACGAGCTGGTGTTCGACCGCCGCAAGGACGGTCGGGTCGGATACTCGCAGGTTGCGTGGCGGCCCCCGTCCACCTGCGAGGCGATCCGGCACCGCGTGTCCGGGGAGCTACGCGGATTCCGGCAGTACATCGACTGGCAGACGGCCATGGAGCTGGGCCAGGACCGGGACATCGCCCAGGTCGGCTCCCATGACGATCTGGACTACGGGTACGTCCGGATCCCCGCCTCCCGTGCCGTCGTGCACATCCACGGACAGCACCGGGACCCGATCAACGGCACGTCGGACCTGGCCGTGACGCACTGGGCCTGGACCATGCAGCAGAAGATCCTCATGCTCTGGGCCACGTTCCTCGACGGCCAGAGCCAGCCCAAGGTCGTCGCGTACGGCGAGGACGACGGCAAGGCGAACAAGCTCGCGCGGACGATCGCGAGCCTGCGCGGCTCCGGCGTCGTCGGCGTCGCCCGGGACGGCGGCCTGGACCCCACGATCAAGTTGTTCGAGACCTTGGACACCTCCGGCTCCGGCGCCGCCCAGTTCGCCGAGGCGGTCCAGTACTTCGAGCAGTGCATGACCAAGAGCGTGCTGGCCGGGTTCCTGGACCTGACCAGCAATGCGACCCGCGGCATCGGCTCCTACGCGCTCAGCGCGGACCAATCTGGCCTGTTTCTGACCAGTCGGCAGTCCGCGGCCAAAGAGCTGGCCGCGACCGTCAACGACCAGCTCATCGCCCCGCTCGTGCGGGTGAACTTCGGGCACGATGCGGCCATCCCCCGGCTCGTGTTCGAGCAGATGGGCCAGGAGCAGAGCGACAAGGCCATGCAGATGCTCCAGCAACTCGGCTCGGCGCAGAACGTGAGTGTCCCGCCGGGCTTCCTGGACCTGCTCATCGAGCGCGTGAGCCAGTTCCTCGATCTGCCGGACGAGAAGGTCGAGAAGCTGCTCGCCGAGCAGGCCGAGTTCCGGCGTAAGCAGGCCGAGCTCCTCGGCCGGACGCAGCAGGAGAGTGCGTCCCCGGATGGCCAGATCACGGATAACGTGAACGCGGCCAAGGACCTCGTCGAGGCGAAACAGAACGGCCGTCCCATTAACCGTGAGCAACTCCGCGCACAAGGCACGAGCCCGGCGCTCGAACAGCTCAAGCAAGATCGACAGGAGAAGCAGTGATGATCAAGGGTCACAAGGCCATGCGAGCCCGGGGCTGGGAACTGCTCCTGGGTCTGGGCAAGCGGAAGGAAGGTCGGCACGGGCTCCACGTCAGCCGGGTACTCAACCGGGAGAATGTGGTGGACGGCGTCTGCGTCGGGTTCCGGCGCAGCTACGTCGCGCTGTACCGGATGCCGCGGAGGCAGGTGGCTCGGTGAGCAACTCCGTGATGCCCAGCGGTGAGGACAGCGGCCATGTCGGCGTGTTCGATCGCTTCGCCGACGCGGTCGCCCGGGTGACGGCCAAAGCCTGGTTCTTCGCCGCCTGCGTTGCGTTGGTCGCGGTATGGGCTCCGAGCATCCTGTTCATCGGCGACATCGACACCTGGCAATTGATCATTAATACCGCCACGACCATCGTCACGTTCCTGCTGGTCGGGCTCATGCAGAACACACAGGAACGTGCGAACCGCGCAGTGCAGCAGAAGCTCAACGCGATGGCCGCGGCACTGGTGACGCTGGTCGACGACGAGGAGGCCGGGGAGCTGCGCAAGGCTGTCGGTTTGGAACGTCAGGAATCATCATGATCGGCAAGGAGCGACAGTGAGCGACACACATCCCCAGGACATTCGGCTCGCGTTGGCCGCAGTCATCGACCCGGCACGACCCGCCGTAGCATCCGGTGTCGAGATCGCGGACGAGATCCTTGATCAGTTCATCGTCACCCCGCGCAGGAGCTACGGCGCGTGGAGTAAGCGGCACCCGTCCGTGCAGCATTTCGAGGAGCTGTTCAAGTTCGATCACCTGAGTGAAGGTACGCACAAGGAAGTCAGCAAGGTCTGTGCCGCGTTGGCACACGCGATGCTGGGACACCTTTCCGACGGCCCTGAGCTGACGGTGGGCCTACGCAAGCTCTGGGAGGCGAAGAACTCCTTCGTCGTCCAGGCCGCGCGGTTCTCCTGCGTGCAGGTACCGCCGAATCCGGGTTCCTGATGGCCGAGCCGATCCAGGCGCCCGCGGACACTGAGCTCCCCGTCGAATCGGTCGCGATCCCTCCCGAGGGTGCGCCGGACGGGGAACTCATCGCCGCGCTCGTGGCGGCGTTGATCGCGGGCGCCGCGGTCGACGTCCTCGCGCGGATCCTGGGCCGGTTCGCGGGCCTGACGACGAGGCTCGCCGGACAGATCCTCCGGCTCCAGGGCTGGGACGCGCTCCTGCGCGCGACCGCCGAGGAGCTGTCGATCCTACCCCGGTACGAGACCCCTGCCGTCCGAGTGCTGCATCAGGGTGCCACGGTGGCGGCGTTCCGCCGGGCCACGTACCTGATCAACGCCTCCCGGCGGCTGGCACCCGCGGTCGCGTCCGGGGACGTCGACCGAATCTACCGGGCGCAGGCCACCGAGGCGAGGTACCTGGAAGCCCATCTCCAAGCCGAGGACCGCCGGGGCGCGGCCACGCTCCGGGTTGCCGAGACGGTCGCGCCGTTCGGTGTCGACAAGAACGGGGAGCTCCTGCTCGGCTGGAAGGCCACGCTGGACTCCAAGACGTCGGCCGACTGCCGCTGGGCCAATGGCCGCAACTTCAACGCGCTCCAGCCGCCGCCGATCGGTTACCCCGGCACCGTGCACCTGTGGTGCCGGTGCCGCCCAGTGCCGCCGTACCCCACGAAACGTCGAGTCGAGCACGGAACACCGCCCGTGCACTGAAGGAGATGTCATGGTCAGCTCCAGCGCCTACCCGGACCTGGAACGAGCACCGGGCAAGAAGGACAACTGGGTGGAGGCGTCCGGCGGCCTGCCCCGGTTCATCGAACGCGTCGCCAAGCACATCCACTACGAGGGCGGCAAGCCGATCTCCACGGCCATCGCCATGGCCATCTCCCAGGTGCGGAAGTGGGCCGCGAAGGGGAACAAGGAGGCCATCCGGGCGATTGCCCAGTGGGAGGCGCTCAAGGGCAAGAACAAGGCCCGCCAAGCGGTCAAGCTGTCGGCTCGCCGGATTCTCGCTGTAGAGCTGGGCGCCAAACGCGGGCCGTACGAACGACACGTGACGCACACGAAGCAGCACGGGCGGAAGAAGGGCGATCTCAAGTCCAAGGCTGATTGGCGCCATGGGTACCAGCCGATGACCAAGGTCGCGTACGCCGTAAAAGCTAAGCATCTGTCCACAAAGGACTTGACGCCGACCGGAAAACCCAAGGCGGGCAAGCAGGATGAGATGAACAAGCCGGTTCCTCCTCATCTGACCAAGTCCAAAACGGACGAAGTGCGGACGTCCGCGGAGAAGACCCCCGTCACCAAAAACACCGTTACGAAACCGGACAAGAAGACTCCCAGCAAAGTGACCCTCAAGGCCCGCAGGAGTGTGCTGGAGAAGAAGATCACCAACGGGACGGCCAGTCCGGCAGAAAGGGCCGAGCTGAACCGGGTGATCGCGCAGCTCAAGAAGACGACCAGGTGAAGGCGCTGATTCGCGCGGTAACACTGTTACGCTGAATTCGCACGAGATGATCAGTCAGGACGGTCCCATGAGCACAGAGCTCCTCACACCGATCAACGCCACCAAGGGCGAGATCGTGGACCTCGCGCGCCGTAAGTTCAAGAAGCAGATCCTCCCGATCACGGAGGTGAAGTACGGCGGCAAGCAGAAGAAGTTCGACATGTCGTACCTCCGCACCGTGAAGGAGTCGTTCGATGCGGGCGCGTTCCCCTATATCCCGCTGAAGCTGGCGCCGGGAGACAACTCGCACACGAACGACGTCCTGCGCACCGGGGGAAAGCTGGCCGGTCTGGAACTGTCCGATTCGGACGGTCTCATCGGTGTGTTCGAGCTCAACGACGACGGGTACAAGGCCGTCGAATCGTCGGACGGGCACGTGGGCGTCTCGGCTCGGATCTTCGAGAACGTCGAGCAGCCCGACGGCCGAGCGTTCGCGGCGGCGATGCAGCATGTGCTGGTCACCGACGACCCGCATGTCCAGGGCATGAAGCCCTGGGAAGCCGTCTCCCTGTCCGCGGACCGGGAAGGCGTCACGGAAACCATCGATCTGTCCGCCGCGGAGTACCTCGGCGCATCGGAGGGAAGCATGAACGACACCAAGGTCACGCTGGAGTTGACCGCGGAACAGCGGGACACGCTGCTTCAGCTGGCAGCCGACCACGAGGACGTCAAGGCCCTCAACCTCAAGCCGGAAGACTTCACCAACGCTGAGAACGGCGGCGAGGGTGATGGCCTTGACGACGAGGATGACGACGAGGACGACGATGGCACGGGGACGGTCACGCTGTCCCGGCACCAGACCGAGGCCATCGAGCTGGCACGGGCGACCGCCGAAGCGGCCCAGAACCAGGTCGTCGAGCTCAGTCGTCAGCTCAACTCGGCCCGTGTCGAGCGCGAGATCGCCGAGTTCCAGGGCACCGGGCTCGCGCCCGCCATCATCGACGCCGCCCGGCCGCTGCTCGAAGGAGCCTCGCAGATTGTCGAGCTGTCCAACGGCAAGAAGACCGATTCCGCGACGGTCATGCGGAACGTGCTTCGTGAGGTCGTCGAGCTGGCGCGCACCGGTCACGACATCCTCGACCTGGACACCCAGAGCGGTGTCCTGATCGGTACCGACAGCGTCCAGAAGCAGCGGGACGCGATGCTCGCCGCCGCGCGGCAGTACGACTGATAGGGAGAAGCAACGATGGTTGCAGTGATCGGTAAGCAGCGGCTCGGCCCGGACACGTACTACGTGTCCGATGGCGCGACCGGCTCGGCCAGTGTGGTCGGCGGCAAGCTCGTCGAGTTCGACGGCACCACTGGCAAGATCAAGCTGGCGGTCGTCGACTCCACGAAGTGGCTCGGCGTCGCGCTGTACGACGGCCAGCCGACGTTCGATCCGGCCACCGTGGATGCGCTGGGCAACCCCGGCGTGACCCTGGCGGTCAACCGGCCCGAGGTCGCCGTGGCGTGGATCGGCGTCTACAAGCTGACCGCGACCGCCGCCGCGCTGGCCCAGGGCGACATCGTGTACTGCGGTGCGGGCGGTCTGATCCAGAAGGCCACCACCACGGGGCGCCCGGTCGGCATCGTCGTCAACCCCGGCGGTATCGCCTCGTCCGGCAGCGGCTACGTCCGCCTGTTCCAGTAGAAGGAGGACTAGACCATGCCACTCGCAGTGGGGAATTACAGCCAGCAGGGTATGCGGCTGACCGTCAACGCGATGATCAAGGACCCGCTGTTCGTGCGGGCTCGGCTGCTCGACATCGCGCGCAACGAGTTCATGATGGAGGATCTGCTCCGGAACGCCGGGCAGAACAACTCCGGTGTCGTCGCCTACGCGGAGTCCGAAGGGCTCTACGCCGACGAGGACCCCTCGGTCGTCGCAGAAGGCGGCGAGATCCCCCTGATCACCACCTCGCAGGGTCTCCAGAAGGCCGCGTTCGGCGTCAAGCTGGGTGCGG